TAACTCTTAATACAGCAGAAGCTCCGGCACCGTCGTCTTCGATAGACGAATCATCAACTCGTATAGAAAGACCGTTTGAGTTTGAGTCAACAACAGTAGCTAAATTAGCTCCACCTGTTGAGTCAAGTTTAACTCTTAATAAGTTAGCAGCTAACTCTAAACCTGGAGTAGCAGCAAGCTCAACGCTAAACACACCACTAGAGATTGAAATACCGTTTGCAGCAGAAGCGTCAGCCAATCGGATATCAAATCCATCCTTGGTTAGCCCTGTACTAGCAGTTGTACTTTCGAAGAATTTCTGATCCCAAGCAGCTCCGCCCCATTGACGTAGAGAAGTTGTCTCGTCATCAACAGAAATCATCATTCCTACAGTTGGAGTTAATGCAACCCAACTAGTTCCGTTAAACTCAACGATGTCACCGACAGAAGCGCCATCCCAGTTAGCGTGTGGTACACCACCAGCTACAGATAATACATATCTATCACCAGAAACTTCAGTTGCTGGAACCGCTGTATTGTCAACTACTAAGTCTAATGCACTGTTTTGGAACTCAAAGTTAGAAATAAGAGAAGCATTAGTTTCTGTTTTGGTTTCAAGAGCTTGTATTGCTTGTTTGATAGTCTGGTTGTCAGCAATTACAGCACCGGAAAAAGAACCTAAGTTAGTGCTATTAGCTGCAACACCAGAAAGACTTACTAAGTCAGCAATGTCTGTGTCATTGTTGCCAATGTTAGTTGAGTTAGTTGAAATGTTACCAGCATTTGTTGCGATAGAACCTAAATCAACATCTGTGTCTGGCATTGTGATTGTTCTAGTAGTAGAAGTTGTAATACCAGAAGCTTGGAATGCAATTTGTTTAGTGTTATCACCATCGTCTTGTATTCTAAAGGCATTGTCTAAGAAAGTAGTTCCACCAGCAGTGTCTAAAGCTGAATCGATTGATTCGATAATAGCTTGGACATTTGCTCCAGAAATGTTAGTAAATGCTGGAGTTTGATCAACACCAATAAGACTAGCTCCGGCAGAACCGTCAGTTGTTGAGCCTAACTCTGTTTCAGTGAAATACAAGCCATCATGATGGTGCAAAGAAGCAGCAACATCAGAACCATTTTGGAGGTTTATTAACTTGTCCAAGATAGTTTGTGTTAAGCTTGTTGCTCCAATTGTAATGTCGCTTACAACTAAAACGTTCGATCCTGATGAGAGATCGACGTGTCTCTGAATTCCGTTAACTAAGACGGAAAATTTTGAAAAATTAGCCATTTTTATCCCCTTTTAAATTATTAAAATAAGACTATTTTGTCTTTTTAACTTTCTTTGGTTTTTCGTAAGGTACCATTTCGTAACCTATTTTTGTCTGTAGGCCATATATGTTTAATAACTTGTTACATTTTTTATTAGCTTCGTCCATAACCTTAGCAACTTCTTCACCTAAAGTAATAGAAATATCGTCTATTTGCTCTAAAGTAAGGTCTTCAACGTTTATTTTTCTTTTTCTTCTAGTGTGACTCGCTGCCATTTTATAACCTACCTTGTATGTCGATTGATATGATTAGATCTTTAATTGTTGGGTTTAGTTCGTTTTTTGCAACAACTCCAGCCATGATAACCCAGTCTTCAGCTAAAAAACCACCAATACCAATATCTGGCCTTACGTTAGTTAGACCTCCTGTTTTAGAAACGAACATTAAGTCTCCAAAGTTAGCTGTGGTTGTTATGTTATCTACTTTTCCTGAATTTGCTATTGAGCCTGAAGAACCATTAGCTATGTCGTTTAGAACTATGCCAGATATTGCTGCAATATCGTTTTCGATGCTAACGTCTATAAAATCCAAATAACCTGAGGTATTTATCCTTACTGGAGTACCTCGAACTATTGTCACACCACTATTGTTTGTGCGATCATGTCCTGACACAGCAATTGCATTATATGGTCTAAAAGTCATTTAAGTCTCGTAGGTGTAAGGAAGGTTAGTTTCGAAGTTATTTTACATTAAAGATTGTCACTTATTATATTAGCCACCAATTGCTTCCATCTGCTACTATTGTTAATGATTCATTTTGGATAGTTACGGCTTGTGGAGAAGCCTCAATATTAACGCCATCTAAGGTTTGTGCAGAAACACTCTTTATATACAACGTGTTACCCGCATCTATCTTTTTAATATTTAATATTTTACCAGAAGATGTTGCTGAAGGTAATGTTAATGTAATATCAATACCACCATTTGCAGCCAACATTATATCATCGCTACTTAGGATTGTGTAGTTAGTTCCAGTTATTGTATTTACTGTGGAAGCCGCTACAGAGGCTACTGCTGAGAAGGAAATATCATTCACACCTTCTACTATGTTTATTCCTGAACCAGCGGTTAATCTTCGAAATTGTAAATCATCTCCCGCTAACTGCTTGAAAACATTAGCATTACTTGCTGGTCCTAAGTTTGAAGCTGTTGTGTCAGACCCACTGTTACTCAAAGAAGCATTGCTAACAATCTCAAAAGTAAAAACATAACCAACGGGGATTGGAATTAGGGTTTGTATTGTATATCCATCAGCTCCTGGTGCGCCTATTTCTATATAATCCCTACCAACATTTATCAACATTCCGTTTAGGTAGATGTTTAACTCTCCAGAACCCACCGTGTATGTTTGTTGTATGTCGTTGTCTCTAGAGTTAAAAGGCAATGATATAAAAGCTAAGGTTGACAATGGGCCAGCAAGCTCGTGGTCGTTGGAAGGAGGAACAGATATTATCTCTAACTCTTCTTCATACCCTTGTTCTTCTATTACTTTATCTAAATCTCCAACTTTATTGTCAAGTCTTTTTATAGCTTGTGTAAGATTCTCATCATCCATTACGTAATGGTTAAAATCACCAGCACCTGGTGTCAACACAATAGTAGAAAAACTTCCACCTATGTTTGTTGTAGCACCGACTTGAGAATTTTCAACATCAATAGTTCCACTTAGGTTATCTGTAACATTAAAATCACCCATGGCATCTAGCACAAGTTGTGTAGCTGCCGCTACCACTGTGGCTGGATCTCCAGATGAAATGGAAACCTCTATACCAATTAGCCCTGGTATTTTTGGATCTGGTGTAATCCCATCAACATTGTACCAAACATAATATTTTCTATAATCATTAGCTGAGTTTAGTAGTATTTTATCACTAGGGCCAAAGGCTGGTTCTGCTGCTAAAAACACTCTAGTTATCTCTGCAACGCCTGTAACTATCGAATTTGTATAGTCAGGAGTTGTATCTACTTCAGAAGGAGAGCCTACATATTCTAGAACTTCATTTGTTGTGTTGTCTGATATTTCTCTGCTTTCGCCCTGCTCTATTTCTCCACCAGCAGCTCCTCTAAGGTAAACCCTAGCTTGTGCTCCGCCATTGTCCGCTCTTAGAAATAACCAGTAAGTATCTGCATCAAAAGGTACATTATACCTATTAGATGCATAAACATGCCTATTAGTAGATGGGGAGGCATCAGTTTGATATGTGCCCCAAGCATAATGTGCGTAGTTAGTTTCAGACGGATCTGGAAAAGTCTCTGTCAAAGTTACTTGTGAGGCAGTGTCTACCGACAATATTTTGTAGTATTTTGTTTCATTCTCATCTGCTATCTTAACAAAATCATCTGCCTGTACGTCTGAAGTCCAAGCAACAGAGCCTACAGAACTTACTGTTGCAGATCCGTTTGTAAATATAAGTTGTGGAGTTATCAGTACATTTCTAACTAATTTTACATATGCTACTTGATTGTCTGATAAAGATATGTCTGTTGTAGCAGCATTTGTTAATATCTTATACTCTAACCTGCTGCTTATGTTGTTTAAAAATAAGTCCGAATCCCAGTTCATCTGTCCTGGAGTTAACGCACTGTGTGTAAAAACACCAGTACCAGTCATTTGAGTGTTTGCTACATCTAATCGTAGTTTTGTCAATGATCCTGGAGTTGTATTTGTATACCAATAAGCAGTTCCTTTTATTTCCAAGATAGATGTCATCATTGCATCCATCCAGTCTTTTAAAGTAGCTATTTGCTTGTCGCCACCCCTAAAAGGAGATGTTGTAGAATTAGATTCCCAAAAGTTTTCTGCTCTACCCTCTGCATGGTCTGTCCATGGGTATTGGTAGAATGGATCTGGTGTTGCTGTGCCGCCTGTACCTAGGCGAAATAACATAGGTCTTCTGTCTTGAACGCTAACAACATTGTTAGAAGCATCTGTTTCTACTACAGAAATTGGTAGCACGTTAGATGCCCAAATAGAAGATGTTACAACAACCTTAAAGTCGAACGTCTGTGCTAGAGGTATTGTTTTGCTTATTTCACTGGATGTGGTGGGGTTCCAGAAAAATACTTGACCTGTAGTGCTATCGTCTATCTCTCTTGTAAATTCAAGACCAACATAGTTCAAAGTACCTGGAGTGAAAGATCCGTCTACTCTGTCGTTTGTTGTTGAGTTTATTATTTCGTTAGAAGTCCCAGAAGGTACTACAAAATATGTACCTGATTCTGTAGAGTTTCCGTGCATTACAGAACCTTCAGCTACAATCATCTGTAACTGGTTGGCTGCTGAACCCACTGCTCCTGCCATTTCTAAATCAAAACCACGTAAAACATATGATTTTGACTCACCTAGCACTAAGGAGCTTAACAATTCGTCAAAATCATTCTGTACAGCAGATTCTATAGATCTGATGTGCGGAACATCTAAACGTTGTTGGTTTTGGATATTGTTGGATCTACGTATTGCGATGACACACCCCCATACGACTTTTAATTGTATTGTCGCATATGTATGTTGTTGGATTTAAAGACTTGATATTACGGCAATCTTTAAAGAGTCTACTGGTTTTTGTAATTAGATAGATAGGAAGTATTTACGCAGACAGACGCTTATATATATAAGATTGTTATTTTTAACACTATATAGGATATTGATATGGATTTTGCCAATAGTGTTTATTTTAAACCAATAATTGCTGACAATGGTTGGGTAATATTAGACAACCACACTGCTAACGACCGCACCTTGTTGTGTTGGTTTTCTCCTGCTAGAGACTCTATCTGCCTAGCTATATTTCACAACAAAGAACCAGTCACCGATATTGGCTTAAATGTAAACAAATCATCTTGGGGCTATATATCTTTTTATATAAAAGATATCAAGTCAGAATCAGAAGCAGCAGATTTGTTTGACTTATACTCAGGAGATATCGAAGGAGAAAACTTCTGGTGGGAAGGATTCGACTAATAGATATCCACTTCGTTATATGGAATAATCCCTTTGAATTGAAAAGATAGTTTAACTACGCCTCTAGATTGTATTTGCATCTGTTCGTTAGTGACTTTCATTTGAGGGATAAATAATATATCTACATCAGAATGTCTATCTCTAACTCTAAGAGAAGTATAAGGTGCTGAAAGTATATCTGTTATTTTAGACCTACCTTGCCTGCCTTGTAAACCACCATCCAACTTTACTCTTAATCCGCTTATGTTTCCCTGCACTGACATTCTAGTCGGTGATATTTCTTGTGGAAATTGAGAATCAATACCATATATTTCTTGTTCACCATAATCGATTGTCCAGGAAATTGATTGTGCAGTTCTATAAAGTGTACCTCCTAAGTACACTTTAATATCTGCTCCACGCATTACAATTGTTTGTGCCATTGTTCTATTCCTTATTCGCCCCAGACATAAAACTTATCTGAAGTATCAGTTCCCCACTTAGCTAACCCTTCGTCTCCTGGATATAGTATTGTAAATATAAGGGTTATTCCTGTGGCGGCTATTGACTCTATTAACTCTTGTGTGTATATTCGGCCAGATACAACATCTGTTATGTATGTTGGAAAATCTGAACCATCTTGTGTTGTGTTATATGCATAATTTTGAGCTACTAAGGAAACGTTTGTTCCAGCAGCGTGACTATTTTCAAAACTATAAGAAGGGTCTATCATTAATGTATTGCTAGATGGCCTAGCAATGTATGGTATTGGGCCTTCTTCGTTTTCTGTAGCATATCCAAATATTAAATACCCTTCTTCATCAGGCATTACAGATGCGTCATCCACCTCTATAATAAACCCTGTAGATGCATCTACAGTTCCAGAAGTAGCTGTTTCTTCTCCTCCAATTAGATATGGTGTTGAAGTATCCCAAATATATGGGCCAGTTACATCTCCAGAAGGGCCTGTGTCGTGTAGATGAGAAGCGCCTTGCCTCTCTCTTCTTATGATTCTTGTTGTG